TGGTTAACTCTATCTAACCAACCCGACCTGTGGGCATCCCATTCCTCGGTAGCATGATAGTATGGGTTATCGTCAAGCGGCTTGTTGTCTTCCGCCGCTTTGCGGCCTGCTATGTATGCCGCCGCGATATCGCCTTCCTGCGCCATTGACTAGCTCCCCGATACTGGCCAGTAACTAACACGTTGCAAACCTGCATTATTCAAAATGGCCCCGGGGCATTTCCCGGCAGTTTGCACCTGTGTCCAATTACGAAACGTATGTTTGACCATGAACTCTGTGGGTTAGCGTCAATAGCCCTTAAATTAACCTGGCTGTAACGATGCTTGTTTGTCTACAGCGCAGCACATAGCTCTCATGGATACAATAGCAAATTTTTTCGCCTGGCGCTGTGAGCTTGCGCAAAATTTTGCTAAAGCATGTAACGGCTCATTATGACGATGGCTATCTGCAGCAATGCTATACCGCAGTTCAGCAACAGATCGTCCAGCATATCTACCTATCTACAATGCATCCCCATGCACTGTAGACCCAAGCGTTACTCCGTGATGTTCTCCTCCACCCATGCCTTTTCTATTGTGCCTATCTGCTTGCCTTCGCTGTCAAGCAATGGCTTACCGGGTAGCTGTCTGACAGCATCCGCACACATGTTCTCACTCCCCTGGAAAACAGCGGCAGTCTGTCCATCAGATGTGTTTACAACGACTCTGTGGCTATTCATTTGACTGGGAATGCCCACCAGAAAACACGCCTGACCTTGCCAGCCAGCCAGCCATATGCCCCGCGCAGGGCCGAGGTTGCGCCAGGAGCGGCTTTAGCGGCTGGGCTGGCACCGACATAGCGGCTGAAGCTGTCGGCCCCTGTGGCCCCGCCTGGCTGCCCTAGCGTTGATTTCTTATAAACCGTGTTTAGCGTGCTGTAGAACTGTGGATTCATGGGCTGTAGATAAGTGCAGGAACAGTCAGGGTAGTTGCAGGTTTGTGGATGCTGACAATGCGCCTGGCGTATTGCGCCTGCTCCTGCCGTCCCAGCCCCGCCAGCCACCCATGTTCCATAGCCTGCTTCCGGCTTGTCCCGCTGCATGTCTCAGCGCCCCTTGCTTCCACTGCTGCCACTCATGCCAGCGCCTATGCCTACAGCCATGCCAGTTAGAAAACTTGTTGTATCCAATGAACTGCTGGCGTCTTGCTGCATAGCATACAGAAACAAACATTGCTGCTGACTAAATCCAACTAGCAAACAATTGGCAGCAAAGCGTCTAAACCTCTCTCCGTTAGACTCTCCACACGATGCCAATGCGAAAAGGAATACCACATGAACCAGGACAATGTAGATAGGTCGTAATTGTTTTAACCTAGTTTGACGTGATAGATCTTTCCCTCTTCGTCTACCCATTCCCCTTTTTCGTTCCGCTGCAATAGGAGAATGCCGCCGTCTTCTAGGTAAACGGCCATGTTCTTCATAACCACATCTGTTGCGAGTGGCCACTTTAATGTTCCGGCTTCTTTACTGTCCAAATGTCAACTCCATCGTCATGGCGCTTAACTACTTGCTCAACTGATTCTATCAGTCGGTGCACAGTGTCAGTTACTATCTTCGTGTTCCGATAGAATTCTTCGTTCATTGGAATGTCGTAGCGCCAGAGCCACAACTTACGGCGCTTCTCGATAATGTCTGTCAGTTCATTCAACGCATAAGTAGCGGCTTCAAGTGCTAAGACTAATTCGTCATAGGTTGGCTTTGACATAGCGGCTCCGATAGCTCGGTTAAGCTATTCTGCTATACGCCAGAGCAATATGTCAAATCAGCGTCGAGGGTTACGACCTACACTGATTGTCTTACAGCGGGTGCATTGCCAGAGGCCGTCCTTGATATGTATCCATTTGCATGGATAGAATATGCATAGCCAGCGCATTATGGCTTGGTAATCGTTAGCTTGCTGCCGCACAGAATGAATATGACTGGGCCGTAAATCTTAACGCCGTCAGTCATGGTCATGCTTTCAGTGTAATTCGGCGGGGTGACGGTTGTAAAAGGGGTCGTGTAAATCTCATTCTTTTCCACGCGGAATTGGATGCATTCGGTGGAGTGAAGGCTTGGAGGAATGTCGATAGCCAAGAGATAGCTCCTCCGATGGTGACAGGGACGAAACTGTTTGATTCGTTAGGGGACGCTCCAGCTTTTCAGCTACCTAACGAACCCACCGGAGGGCCACCCAGGTCTCACTCGTACGAGATCTCGACCTTAGTCACCAACTTGCTAAACGTGCCCATACTCCTGTGCCCCCACGCTGTTGGATATAACCATCGAGGCTATATCGTATAGCATCAATCGCATGGTTGAATTTGTCAACAAGCTTTGGCAGAATGTCCTCTGTCTTTTTGTCTTGCTGATACGAGTATAGGCGGAACTCCTGGGCGGTGTTTACGCAGCGGGGATGGATGACTATCTTCTTGAAGCCCTTCAGATGGGCGATACCGTCCTCAACGCTGCCCGGCCACTTCTCTGCGGCGCTGATGTAGAAGCCGCGCCTCGCTAGATAGGAGATAGTTTCGGGGCGTGAGTTGTCAGCTTTGATTGGCCAGTCTTTTGCGCCCTCGATACCGTCATACACAACACCATTCTTTTCGGCGAGGCCACCAGCGAACAGCGCTGGTATATCGTCAATTTCAACGTTGATGGCGTAGGCTTCCTGATCGACGTATAGTACCTCGTCGTGGATGAAGCATCGTATTAGAACGGTTGGATCGTTGGCAAAACCCCAGTCGGCGCCGAAATAGAAGCGGTCAAGTGTTTCTGGGATTTCAAATGTCTCTACGACAAACCGATCTTTAAATACTGATGCATTGCTGATCCGACGGCAAAAGCCCTCCCATACCCAATCGTAAGCGTCTGGATCGAGTTGCAGCATGCGCTGGCGCTGCTTCTCGAGTTCCTCCGGAAACCATGGATTGTCGCGCCAAGAAACCTTTCTAATAAGTGCTTCTGACTCTGGCGGTGGCTGGACAACAAAATGCTGATAGATAGGATCATCTTCCTCTTGTGGATTGAAGCTGATCCATATCTCGCTGCCGGATTCTCGGATAGTCGGATCAAGATTGATCCAACTCTCTTCCGACATGGCCTGAGCCTCTTCTATCCAACAGCGTGTCACACCTTCGAGTGACTTGATCTCTTGGATATTGTGATGGGTGCCTTTGAAAATGAACTCGCTGCCGGTGCGCTTGCAGATGATGCTGCGCTGCTGGATCTCAAAGTATTCGTCAAGACCAAGGCGATAGATTTGAGATGTCAGCGTGCGGTGCACAGAATCGGCAATACTTGTCTGAAACTCGCGTGTGCACAGTATCAGGTGTTTCTTCTGCATTGCTTCCATCAGCAGGAAGCGGGCGAACTGCCATGACTTCGCTGAACCACGACCACCGTAAAAAACTTTGTACCGCTTTGGTTTGGCCAGGTCGGCGAAAGCAAGCGGGTAGTCAAAGTTTACCTGTGTCTGAGCTTTGCGGGGTCGTTCAAGTGTTGTGCTCATTCTACATCTATCGGAACAAGGTTAGGCTTCGGTGGTGTAGGTGTAACGTTTTGAACGAGCGTCACAGGATTATAGATTATCGTTGGAGCCGGCATGTCTTCCGAGTGATCTGGCGCTGGCAATGGCTTGAACCACTCAGCGCTGCGCCGGGCACGCAACCATAACGCTGCTGCGCCAGTATCCGGTGGATAGCGCCTAGTGTATGGTACTTCCACAACGTTGCCAGTGTCTTTGTCGTAAAAGATCTTCACGTCGGGATGGCTGTAACCACAGGCACGCTTATACAACGAATGCGCAACATTGGCATCGGCGATATCACGGCCTGCTTCCACCGCATCACGGAACCCATCCTTGGTCCTGTACCAATCGTCAACAGTCTCGCGCTTCACCTCAAAGATGCGCGCAAGATCCTCGTCGGTGCATGACATAAGGCACAGTTTATAGACAAGCTCAAGAAAGGCTTCGTGATAGAGCGACTGACGCCCACGCCCAGATGTCGGCGGTGGACCGGCCTTGCCTTTATCAACGATAA